TCAACTAGATTCTTAGTCGCTTTTCTTGCCATAGGAAAATGTTACCTGTCAAGTAGTATGTTATAGATCTCATCGACTCGCGTGTTGAGTCTTTTGATCTCAGACAACAGATGAGTAATTACATAGCCAGACAAGCCACCGAGTGCTGCAATGGTGGCAAGGTAGAGAGTAAAGAAGTCGGACTGTGTCACTTCTTGATGCCCATAGCAGGATCGTTAGCGTTGAGGTAGCGAAGCACTGGTGGCAGGATAGAAGCTACGCCTGCTGCAATGAGTGCTTTAGGATCGGTGACGCCAGCTGCTGCCATTGAAATAACTGCTACCAGAAAGGCTCTAGCCCATGATCCTGCTGCTGTCTTTAGTTCATTCATTACTGGCTCCTAACATAGGTACTTGAAAAAAAGCCCCATCATCATCAGCTTCTTTCGCAAACGAGATGTGACAGTGGTGGTTGTGTTTGTTAGTGCCCTCGTATGTTCTCCATGCCCATGCTTTTTTGCTAGAGGCGATACGACCATCAAAGATAATGTAGGTAATGCGTCTTTCTTTTTTAGACTTGCATAAGAGACGAATCTGATCTGCAAGATCTGGCATGAGATCGGGCTTGGCGCGACCACTGAGATCACGATCAACATCGATGGCACGAACCCAGCCATTAACATCGGGATTATGATCGCTAGGGCGAGCTGCGTGTCTAGTATCACCGATCCAACCATCCGATGTGCGGTCACGACTTGGGTATGAATCATCAAACTGCTCTCGGAGTTGCTTAGCAGCCTTACTTAATTGTGGCTTCATTATCCATTGTGAGCAGCAACTACTGCTGCTGCTTTAGATTTGTCTGCTTCTGCAATGTCTAGTAATAGATTGCCTTCACCATCAACACTTGGAGCTGTTTTGCCCAAGTGAGCAACAGCATCAGTGCTAATAATTGCCACACCTGCTGCCGTTAATTCGTCAATAAGTTTTGCACCGTCTAGGTTGTTTGGCTTGTTAAATGTAATCATGATTTAACCTACTTTCGTTGCTTGAAATGAATTGCCAACCGCGCCTGTTGCTAGTGATGAACCGCAATCTTGAAACGCTTGAATTTCCCAATAATCACCTGCAACAGTAGAAACGACAGTGCTAACAGCAAAACCACAAAGACCACCATTTGGCGCACCCACAGTTAAAACTGTTCCTGAATCATAAGTGGCACCATTTTTTAGAAGTCTTGCTCTGCGATTTCCTGATGTATTAGCCGCAAACATTAAAGACCAACGGAATTCGTAATAACCGCCTTTACCTGTTGGAATTGTTATTCTTCCAGTATTTGATGAGGTGCTATGCATTGCATCTGTGTCATACAATTCTGAAGTCCAAAGCAAGATTGTATCTGTATTGTTGCTCAAAGTTTGGGAAGTCATTTCAAGACTGCAACCAACAAAAGAAGTTGAAGTTGGTGTTGCCCATGCAACTCCAGTTGCAGCAGTTGAGTCAGCTGTTAAAACTTGACCATTCGTACCAACAGCAACATTGGCAGGAGTCGATGCTGCTGTTGCAGCAATGATAGACCCCTTGGCAGTAAAAGTAGATTTAGGAGTCATTGTCGCCATAGTCGTGTCGATGGCATTACCCATAGTGCGGATGGCGAGTGCGCCATTTTTGACTAGGTCGGTATTGTCTGGCTCTGGCCAGCTATAATTCGGACTTGTTGCCATTTAGTTTAGGACTCCTGTCGCATTGTTCCAGATAAGTGTAGCATTTGTGGTTGCCCATGTTATTGTGCTAGGGACAACTGTGTCCCATTGTGTCGTTGATAATGAGAACTCTGTAGCTGTGATGTAAAGGGTTATGTCCACATAGGTTGGAGTGGCTCGAAGTGCTATGTTTTCTACAAACCCCTCAAAGGTTCCTCCAAGAAGGTTGCTTGGCAAATTGCTGATAAGCACAGGCTGACCAAAATAAACTCCAATAAGGCTGTCAAGCATCGCACTCGGCATGTCTGGATTATCTAAGCGGAAAGTAACTGCGCCCAATGATCCCTTAGGCACTCGTCTTAGATTTAACTCTCTGTTGGCAATGTCCGTGATGTCTGCAAGGTTCTTGATGTTAGAGTCAGATGAACGCTCAAAGAGTCCGTAAGAGGCTATGGAGTCCGTATCAGAGGTACTGTAGGTGCTGCCGTAGGCTGTGGAGTAGCGATAGATAAGGCTGTTACGGATGCGAGCAGTTTGAGTTGTTGAGGTGATAGAACTTGGTGTTGCATACGCGCCATCGAGGAAAGTATAGCCATTCGCTGCAAGGTCGTTAGATCTGTGGTCTGCGTCTGCATAAGAGACATCTCCATCCTTCTCCTCATAAATCTGCCCCAGTGCGCTATTAGAGATCTGATCGACAAGGGTCTGAGATTTGGCAGTGGCACTAGCTGCTAAAGCAATCATTGTGTAGAAGCCTGAGTCCACTTCACCAATGTAAGTCTCTGCATTATTCCATGTGACAGTTGCAGGATAAGTTGCCCATGTATCTGTCGGGGTCACTTCTGCCCATGACAGATTTAGTGCTGCACCTAAGATTGCTGCAATCTGTGCGCCATCCAAGCCTTCTGCAAGTGCGGTGTTATAGACAGCCTTTGTCAGTTTAGCCAGTGAGCCAATGCCCAGAATTGTGCCAGTAGTGATGTAGCCAGTTTCCTCTGGGCTTCTGACACCGATGTTAAAGTCTGATACTTCGCCACCGAATACAGTCACATAAGTGCCACTGCCATTCTTTAACTCTAAGGTAATTGGCTCGGTTACATTGATGGTGAAATCTGCGCCAGTAGTGTTGATGATCTGTACTTGACAGTAACCTGCCGTTGCCTGCCGATCAATGTCCAAACGACCAGATGCAAAAGAAACAGAGGTGACAGTCGTATAGACATCGTCACCTACTGTAATTCGCCATTCTGGAAGCCATGTCATGCGATCATTAAGCCTCTCAAAGTGCCACGCTGCACTGCTTCAGTAATTACATTTTCAATGGCTTCAGCGATCGCATTAGGATCGCCAACTCCAGTATTGACTGTGATGTTATAGGCATTGGCTGCTTGTGCTGCATAGCGTGATCCACTTACCGCCCCTGCTACCCCTGCTCCACCTGATAAGCCTTGCAGTAAAGATGAGCGAGCGATAGTTTCTAAATCAAGAGGTGAAGCCATTGAGGTAACAGCAGATGCATTTTCCATGTCTAACAAATCTGCAAAAGCATTAGCGCGAGCTGCTGCTGCATCTGCGTATTCAAGAATTGCTTCGATTGATGCGCCTACTGTGGAAATAGGAGCAATGTAATCTCCTTTTGGAATGCCAGAGCCTAAAGATGCGCTGGTAGGAATTGTTTTTGAGCCAGTAGAAGCCAAATTAATCTTACCGAGTAAGAGCAATGCTTGTTCAAGGTTGCTTAGGTTGATAAGGTCTTTAGGCTTTAATGTGTCAAGGATGGACTTAATGTCTAGGAGTTTGAGGTTCTGTGCGCCTAATGCTCCTAAGACTTTAAGATCAGCGTTAAGTTTAGCGGTTGCAGCAACAATGGCTGCTTCATCCTTAGAAGCAATAGCATCTTCTAAAGCAAGGATTGAACGCTTGACATTCAGTCGAGCAGTGTCATTAGCAATCTGTAAGACCTGTGCTGCGTTAGTTGCTTTGCCTAACTGCTCGGCTTGGTTGGTTAGAGCTGCTGCAATCTGAATCTTGTCAAGATCAAAGACATCGCTGCCCTTGCCCAAAGCAAGATTAGCCTTGTCAATGACACCTTGTAGCTTCTTGGCTGTGTTCTGCTTATTCAGCAGAGCAAGTCTTTCTTTTTCTCTGCGTAGAGCTTCTTTCTCCATCTTAGCCAAAAGTTCTTGCTGCTTCTTTTCAGTAAGTGTGAGCTTTGCTTCTTCTACTTTATTAGGAATGCTAATGTTCATCCCGAATTGCTTACCAGCAAAACCCTCGAAGATCTGTCTTGGAAGATTCTTTAGATTCTGGATCAGAGTCGGTATCACACCAATAGTGCGACCAGACTGGACTGTGACCTTTGCAAGTGCTGTGGCGATTGACTCGATTACATAAGCTGCATCCGATGCGTCTTTACCGCCACCTACAAGAGCAAAGGCATCGACTAAGCCACCACCGATAATCTCAGAAGCGTTATTTGTTGCAATGCTCAGGACATCAAACTTGTAAGCAGTAGTATCAAGATAATCTTCAGCTGCTCCTGCTGACTTCTTTAGGATAACTGACAAGATGTCATTGAATGACATTGTGTTAAGTTCAGCTCTTGTTAATCCTGTATTGTACTTAATTAGACCTCTAGTAACTCCTACATAACCTTTGCCAAGATCCTGTGTAACAGTGGCAAGATCGATGCCAGATGCTCGGCTAATCTGGATTGCATCATTAAGAAGTTTCTGAGACTGGGTCAATGAGCCAGTAGTGGTAAGCAAACCCTGAAAAGCTGGACGAAGGATGTCGTCTGCAATGGACGCTGACTTTTCTAATTTAGCAATGTAATCTGCAATAGCAGGGTTAGCAAAGCCAATGCCTAGATTCTCTACTGCGCGACTTAATCTTGTCGCTGCTGCTTCATCTGCTGCAAAGGCTTTAACAGAAGCCTTGCCGTAAGCAATGATTGCAGAAGTACCATAAGCCAGACCTACTGCGCCTGCTAACTTCTTGACATTGCTAGTTAGTTTCTGTGTTGCTGTGTCTGCTTGCTTGAAAGCCTTTTTGCCAGTGAACTCGGCTGCTATGTCAATCTTTACATCGGCTGCCATTACTTCACCTTCAATCTTGATTCTAGTTTGTCTTTAGAGGTTTCGA